AGTATGCCGAGATGGGGGAATGCTCATGCTTTGGAATACTATCCCGCGTTTACCCTGGCAAACCCCGGCATACTACGCAGAGGAAGAAGCGGTATTACTGCCTAATGAGTTTCAACGGGTACACCGTAACCAATGGGTAGGTAGCACTTCAAAGTTTGTAGAAAAGTTATGGTGGCAAGCTTGTCATGATTCACTGCCCCCTTTAACCCCTGGCGAATTAGCTGTACTTGGGGCTGATGCTCCTAAAGGGAGTGAAGATAAGGGTTATCTTGCTGACTCATTCGCCCTGGTACTGGTGACATATCATCCCTCTAAACCGGATAGCATAGCGGTACGCTATTGCGGTATTTGGCAACCTGAGAGGGGTAAGCTACTTGACTATATGCCAATAGAAGATGAGATTAGGCGGTTATGTTCTCAATATTCAATTGTCGAATGGGCCTATGACCCTCACCAACTACACGATATGGCGATGCGTTTCCGGCGTGAGGGGGTAGTCCTGACTAAGGAATTTAAGCAAGGGGAACCACGCCTAAAGGCAGACCGGCAATTAAGAGACTTAATCGTTAATCGGCGCATAGCTCATGATGGCAACCCTCTACTATCAGAGCATATTGATAATGCCAATGTGACCGATAGAGGGGAAGAAGGTATTCGGCTCATTAAACGTCAACAGCACTTAAAGATTGACGGGGCGGTAGCTCTATCAATGGCGGCACACCGGCTCTTGTCATATAATAATATTTAGCCCAGAGGAGGCATATGCAAAAAAAATTGTACATATTCAAGCTCAACACTCTTGAAATTCATAGATGTGTTGGATTTCGTCCTGTTCGTTCATTATGTGGAAAGGTAGAATCGGACAAAACTAGAAAGTGGAGAATATTGGACAAGAAAGGACTTGAGAAAATTTTAGTTAAGGAACCTGCCCGGCATTTCTGCAAGATGTGCAGTAGCCTAGAGGAGGAACCCAGAGGAGGCACAATGAAAAAGTTAATATGCTGGCTATTTGGTCACGACTTACCCAACAGTCAACATCATAGTTGGCACGCTTGTTTATGTAAGCGTTGCAATCGTTGGATAATCCGGCGGCGTGGGGTGATGCGATGATTGACGGTGTTAGACTCATTCCCCTTACAACTCACACTGATGATCGTGGATTCTTTAGAGAAATTCTCAAGTCGAGTGAGTGTGAATTTGGGCAATGGTCACATAGTATGATGGTGACTGGGGTTATTAAAGCGTTTCATATTCATTCTCGCCAGTGGGATTTTTGGTATTGCCCTGTAGGTTCAATTAAAGCTGTTTTGGTTGATTGCAGACGTGTCAAGATGGAAATAGATACCGATGGCAAATGTTATCCATCTAATCCTGTTGCGCCTGGTGACAATGAAAGGCCGGTAGAGCTTCTACTCGGTGATAACCAACCCGCTCAAGTCCTAGTTATCCCTCCTGGCATAGCTCACGGTCTTAAGGTGCTACAAGGCCCGGCGCATCTATTTTACATCACTAGCCGTGAATACGATCCGGCTGATGAGGGGCGAATAGCTTATGATAGTTTGGGCTATGATTGGGATAAAAGAGAAATTAGGTAAAATAAAAGGGTAGAGAATATCTACCCTTTTTCTAAACTATGCTATACTCAACCTTGCAATGCCTCTCTCGACTTTACAAAACCCAACTTCACCTAGCGCCACAAGACTGCGTATGTATATATTATAGCACAAGGTTAGCAGGACATAAAGTAGCATATTGCAATTTTACAAATAAGCGTTTATAATCTTTCTAATGAGTCAAGAGGTTCTATCCTTAATTGAACATGGACGACGGGCTTTAATTGAGTTATTGGGCGTGTTTGATGAAATTCTTATCAGGCATGGCATCATGAAAGAACGCACTGTGCCAAGTAAAGAGGATAGACAACTTTTGAAACAACTAAAAAACAAACAGTAATCTAAACACCTTAGCGGAGTTTCCTAAGCGGTGTAGCCCTTTGCGGGTTATTCCGCTTTTTTGTTTTCTATGGCAAATCCACTACTCGCAGATGAACTATCAAATAATGGGCACTCCAATGGGATTGGCCTTAAGCAGTTTGAACCGGCCAAAGACCTATCTATCCAACGCCGGGCTACACAAGAAACTGCTGGGGTATACTCGTTTTGGTTTAGCCGGCCATTAGATGACAGTGAGATAGCGCCCTATTGGTCACAACAGCGTGACAGGGATTTACGACGCTTTTGCTTACGTGAGGGTAACGATATTTTACAGGGCGCATTATCATCAATGAACAAATGGGCCAAAACCCTCTCTTGGGTAGTGGAAGGGCCAGAGCGTGTAGCCAAGCGCAATCAAGCAATGTTAGCCGAGTCTGAATTTGGTGATGGCTGGGGAACACTCGTATCAAAGGGCTACTTTGATTACACTACTCAGGACAAAGGCTGGACAATGGAAGTGATAGGCGCGGGTGATCCTGATGGGCCAATTGACGGGCCCGTACTCGGTTTAGCTCACCTCGATTCACAGTTTGTCATGCCTACTGGTGATGTGACTTATCCCGTTATTTTTACCAATCGCAAAGACAACAGTTATCACAAGATACACACGAGCCGGGTTGTCCGTATTGTTGACATGCCATCGCCCAATGAGTTACTATTTGGGGTTGGCTTTTGCGCCTTATCCCGGCTCATTTCTACCTCGCAGGTGTTACACAAACTCGCCCGCTATAAAAATGAAAAATTATCAGATATGCCGGAAGCGGGTTTGCTCATTCTTAATAACATCCTACCCCGGCAGTTTGATGATGCTATAGCCAACTCAGAACGTGGACGGCGTAAGCTCGGTCAAGAGATATGGTCAAACATTATGACCCTATTCTCAATTGACCCAGCGCAACCGGCAGAGGCTAAGTTTTTATCATTTGCTAATTTACCGGACGGATTCAAGGAAGCTGAATCCGTTGACCTTTACGTCAACGTTGTTGCGCTGGTATTCGGTGTAGACCGGAGTGAGTTCTTCCCGGCTGCTATCGGCAACTTTGGCTCTGGGCAAACTGGCCATCTCTCCGCTGAAAAGGCACGGGGTAAAGGTAAAGGCGATTACATAGCCTCAATAGAACGCGCTATCAATTGGAAGGTGTTACCCGAAAGCGTCTCGTTTAAGATTGATAATCGGGATGATGAGCAGGACAGGCTTAAGGCTGAAATTAACGGCAAAAAGGTTGAGAGCATAATGAGTATGTGGATGCCTGACCAAGTAGCTAATGGAGTACAACCGCCTATATCCGCTATCGAGTTGCGCCAGATGTTAGCTGATAACGTGCCAGATTATTTCAAGCCTGACTTTCTCGAAATGGACATCACTGATGAGGAAGAACTAACCGACATTGAACGCGAGGTAAACAAGCAATTCGGCCCGATTGTTTGGATAGATCAGAAGGGTTATAAAAAAGTAACTGGCAACCGACGCATGGGCCGACACATTGATAACATCCTGGAGATGGCAGAGGAAAATTACAAGGCCGGTAAATGTTCATTAGATGACTTGATTGAATTTCGATTAGGCAAGGTACTAGATGAGCGAGGCTAACTTTCGAAGTGGGGTACGTTCAAGTGTACGTGGATTGTGGAATGGTTCATTATCCCGTTCACAGTTTAAGTCTGCTTTATCAACGGTTATCAAGCGCAATCTTACCAATGCTTGGCTAGAAGGTGCAAAGGAATGCGGAATCAGCGCAGATGAATTAACCGACGATGAATTATCAAACCGTGATGACTTTATCGAACTACAAATAGGTTATATTGGTGGGTTTGCAGATGCCATTCGTGAGGGTGATAAGCTAAGTGGCGAGAAGTTACAGCCCCTTTTTGACCGGGCTGAAATGTGGGTAAATCGTTACGGGGATGCCAAAGAACGGGCTAAAGAGTTTGCCTGTGCCAACCAAAAGCTAGAATGGATAGTCGGCCCAACTGAGCATTGTGGGGATTGTTCCAGCTATAACGGTAAAGTATATCGAGGCTCAGTATGGGGTGAAACCCGGCCCAAGTCACCCTGCCTGGAATGTGGTGGATTCAAATGCCAGTGCAGGCGTGACCCTACAAATAAACGGGCAAGCCGAGGCAAGCCCAAGTCAATGAGTAAATGCTAATGACATCAGGTCTACCCAATTGGGGCGAAACTGCTAAAGGCGTAAAAATCATAGATGGGGCCGACAATCCAACCGGTTCGACAGCCAACCCATTGCCAGTTACGGTTTACTCTGCCCTAGCTCAAAATGCAGTTAATTTACTGTTAGGTGACACAGCGGCAGCCGATTCATTCGCCCGGCTTAGAACCTCTGACCCGACCAGCTTGTTTGATAGCCAGTTACAATACGACCTTTCGCCCCTACTATGGGAAAGTAGCATTACTAATAATAGTGGCAGTGCGGCAGTAGCGCATCTTCCCAATGAATCAGGGGCACGTCTTACGGTAGGGGCCAATGATACAGTCGTGCGACAAACGCGGGGCTACTATCGTTATCAGCCCGGCAAGTCTCAACTCATAATGATGACCTTTGGCGGGTTTACCACTGCAACCGATGTCACCAGGCGAGCGGGTTATTTTGACGGCAGTAACGGTATCTTCTATCAAGTGGCAAGCAGCACTCCCTCATTTGTACAGCGTTCTAGCGTTAGTGGTTCAGCGGTAAGTAGCTCAATTCCACAATCTGCCTGGAATATAGACAAGCTAGATGGTACGGGCGTAAGTGGTATCACTTTAGATACCACTAAGTCTCAAATCCTGATAATTGATTTGGAGTGGCTAGGGGTAGGCCGGGTTAGATGTGGTTTTGTTATTGGCGGCAAAATAATCTATGCTCACGAATTTCAAAACTCCAATGCTCTGGCCTCATCCTACATGACAACGGCTAACCTGCCCTTACGCTATGAGATTGATGCGCTTATTGGCGTAGCCGGTACACATACTTTTACCCAGATATGCAATCAGATAGCCAGCGAAGGCGGATTCACATCCGAGAATGGTTTCCCCTTTTCTTTTAGTAATGGGGCGACACTGATTTCAGTTACCACCCGTCGCCCCGTTTTATCTATCCGGCCACGTGCGCTATTCAACAGCATAACCAACAGGGGCAGCATCATACCGGAAAACGTAGCTATTTATTCTGATGATGTAACCGCCTATTGGGAAGCTATCTATGGCGGCACGCTGACCGGCCCGGCCTTTGCTAATGTGGATGCCACCTATAGTGGAGTTGAGGGGGATGTAGCAGCGACGGCGATTACAGGAGGGATATTGATTGCATCAGGGTTTAGTCCAGCCGGGGCCATTGGGATAAATAATCAACCAGGTCAAGTATCACGTGAGATTATATCCAAGTTGCCCATATCCTTAAATATAGCCGGTAGTCACCCAACTACACCTCTGACAGATATTCTGTCAATTGTTGCAACTTCTATTGGAGCGGCAACTGATATATCGGCTGAAATTAGTTGGCGAGAATTGCGATGAAATATATTGATCTTCCAAAGCCACATGGTTTCCTTATCTGGCGTGGTAAGCAAAAAGCTATCGGCCTGCCTGTTCCTGCCTTATCCGGCCAAAAGGTTATGGTTATCTCAGATGGCGAGCCATACGGTGAGGCTGTCTTTGGTGAGCCTGTTGAAATGTTACCGGCTGAGTTTGCCAAGTTTGAGGAACATCACCTCGTTAGACCAGAAGAAAAGACGCTGCTATGGCCCAACGCCGACAAGCTCTATACCCAGTGGATAAAAGACTTCATCCCTTATGAGGATTTTGAGCCAGATGGTGAGAAGCAAAAGCGCATTGTCACCCGCAAGAGTTTGCACATAACCGGCGATGAGGCTGAATTGTTGGATACACCTGAGCCTACTGAAGCACAAAAGGAACTGCTGTCACGGGCTGAACGCTTGCCTAAGACCATTGTGCTGTTAGATGAAGCGGTAACGCTGGAAGATGGCAAAGCGATTATTGCACCGGGTTGTGAGGCTTGTCAACCGGTACTTGATGCGGTATTAAATGGGGCTAAGGCATTGGACACCAGCCTGCATGCTTATCAACTTACCTTAACCCGTGTGCCTCGGTTGGCATTAAAAAAAAAGGAGCTTGAAGCTATGGAAGGTGAAAAATGCGGAGATATGCCGATGTCCTACGTACCCTATGGCGTGTATACCTTTGCCGACCTGATGGCAGCACATGAGGCACAAGAAACAGCCCAAGAGATAGCAAACCTTAGTCAGCAGTTTACCGGCTTAGTTGGTAACATTATGGCTAGTCCTGATGTGGCTGATAAGCCAAGCGCTTTAACCAGCCTCACTAAAGAATTAGCCATCCTGATGAAACAAGAGGCTAATGGTGAGATGGCTAAAAGTTTAGATTCTAATCCTACAAAAGAGTTTCCTATGTTGGAAACAATGGTAGGTGGGGGCGAAAAGGCAAAGGGTGGTTATCTTGTCTCAGATGACTCCGGCGATCATCTACCCACTGAAACGGATGGCAAGGTAGACCCTCGCTTAATGGGCGCGGCTTATGCGGCTCTAACCAGCAATAGTCGAGGCAATCCCTATGAGGGGCCAAACAAAGCGGCGGCACTAGCTAAACTCAAAAAGCTTTATAAGTCTGAGGGTATGGACTTACCTGGCGAAAAGTCCAGCGAAGTAGAAGAGGCCGAAAAGGCCGGGCGCAAGGTTAAAGGTTCTATGATGGATAAAATCAAAGCAGCCTACGAGACGCTTAAGGACTTCGTAAGCTGGGCTGATAATGAACCGGCATTGGGCGCGGATGATGACGACTTGACCGAAAAGGGTATAGCCATTAAACAGGTCAACGGCAAGCCCTGGTTTATTTCCTACAGTACAAACGCTTTTGAGGATAGAGAGCGTGAGATATTCAGCACAAAAGCCCTTGAAAAATATGTAGAGGAAGCTGAATTAAAATCGGACAGGGGTTACTTTAACTTCTGGCATATCAAAACTAAAGCTAATCCGGCTCTAACTGACTTCGCCAAAAAAGAATGGCAGGCGGTAGTGGGCCGATTTTTAGTGGAAGCTGGCCCATTCCTTGATGACGAAAAAGGACAGGCAGCTTTGAAGTTCTTTCAAGAATACCCTGATGGGCATCCTGAGATTGCGCCGGAAGGGTGGGGATGCAGCCCCGAATACCGCTATTTACCAGAGGAGCGAAAAAGCGGCACTTATGACAATATTTGGGTAACTCGCACGTCAACCCTGCCACGCTTGGCGGCGGCTAATATTTGGACGAAAGGAACGACTATGGCTATCAGTGAACAGCAGAAACAAGCAGCAAATACTATCTTTGGTGAGGAGTTGGCTACTAAAATCTTCAAAAGCGCAGAGGACGCAACGAAGGAATTAGAAGAGGCGGGGGTAGCTCACAAGAGTGCAGAGGACGTGCCGGCTACAGAGGAACCTAAACCGGCTGGCATTACCCTTGATGACTTACAACCCTTTGTTGAGGCAATGAACCTACTCGCCACTAATCAGGCTGAATTAAAAGAGTTGATTGCAACTCAGGCCAGCGAGATTAAACAACTCAAAATTGCAGAGGCAGTAAAAGCTAAAACGGAAACCCCCCGCGCTCAACTCTTTACCTTACAGCGGGCTACGGAAGCGCAAAAGACCATTATCACAGCAGATGACCCCCTTATTCCCAAACAACCCGAACCGCTAAAGGATAAGTCCGGCGCGGCTCATTTCTTTCCACAACAATAAAGGATAACGATAATGGATGAGAAACTTTTAGCTAATGCCCTAGCTCAGGCGCTTGCTCCTCTGGTAAGCGGTAAAAGCGGAGGGTATGCTGAGGGCCAAAAGGCAACTGGCTCTCCCTTTGCCGGCCCATATCTGTACGAGGCGGGTGGCTTGTTTGGCCGTTGTGATGGCAGCTCGACGCTGATTAACGCGCTAGTCGGGCCGATTGGCTACGAAAAGGTTTTAACCTGGATTGGCACAAATACCGAAAAGGAATTCGTTGACGCCTGGACTGACATCACCATTAACAGCGGTGAGCAAGCTACAGCCTGCGGTGATTGTGCGACAGCGGCCATGAAAGCATGCGCTCAGTTTTACTGCTTTGGTCGGTTTTGCCGCCAAACTCAGGAATTGCAGTTTGACCGGCTAGGCGTCTTTGCCAATAGCTCAGTGCCAATGAAAAACCTGTTTGGCTCAATCACGGCAAGCGATGGCACGGTACTTGTACCGCAAGGGTCACAAATCACCGATGACTTCTTTATTCAATCGGCCCTAGTCGGTTATGCTATGCGGCTCAAAAATGCGCAAATGCTCTGGAATGGCAACGCGGCTAACAATAGCGGGGCTTATGCGGAGTACAACGGTTTTGCCGTGTTGGTTAATACCGGCAAATTTGATGCCTATACCCAGTTAGCCTGTAATGGCCTTGATGCTTTCCTCCTCAACTATGCCAACAACTCCCCCGCAGCCGATGGAACTTATGCTATTCGGGAATGGTTCCGACGTATGACGCAACAGTTTCGCATCCGGGCTGACCGGGCCGGGTTGGACTGGGACACGGCAACTATGGATATTGTGATGACTCCCAATATGTGGGATTGCGTTGGACGCACCTACGCCTGTGCGGGCGTTGACCTTTGTTCTGTCACAAATACCAATAACCGCATCGTGGTCAACGCAGACCAAAACCAAAGCCGGTATGAGGATTACCTAAGTCGCATGGCCCTGCCGATTGATGGGCGCTGGTATCCGGTGGTACTTGATAGCCAGATACCAGAGACAACCGGACAGGCCAATGGAATCTGCTCTGATATTTACTTCATTACCCGTGAAATATCAGGGCGTACCATTACCTACGGGAATTACCAGAACTTCGATCAAACTTATGGGCGCATCCGTAACGAGATGGCTGCTATGTTTGGCTCTGATGAGATTGCGCTAACTGATAACGGACGCTTCGCCATGATTCGCTCTCAAGAGCGTGGCTGCTTTGATGTGCAGGCGATTACCAAGCCCCGGCTCATTCTGGAAATGCCGCAGCTAACCGGGCGTATTCGGAATGTGTGTTGCAACGTGCTTGGGCAACCCTTCCCGGATGTTACCGGAAGTGGGCGCGTTTATGCTTTGGGTGGAGGCCGGACTATTACACCAGTGCCCACGCTATATTCGCAAAATGGACAAGGTGTCTGCTAGTTTACAAATCAATATTGTTATGCTATACTTTTGGAGAGGGGAGTAAAGTAAATCCCCTCTCCAAACTCTCTAAGCAGAGGACTTTATGAGGGTCAACAGTTTAACAGTGCTCCACTACGGCAAAGATTATTTACCTTACGCTCTACGTTCCGTTAATCCGGTGGTAGAGCGTTCTTTAATTTTCCATACCCCGCATCCCTCACACGGCCATGCCTCCCCCTTACCCCCCATAGAATCCCGTGATGAGCTTATGGCCTCTATTCCGGCTAACGAATGGGACAAACTTACCTGGGTTGATACCAATGACTTTTGGCATGAGGGGCAACAGCGTGACTTTGCCTTACGTGTTGCCAGTGAAGGCGCGGACTTGGTTTGCACGGTTGACTATGACGAAATTTGGCCGGTTGAAACGCTGGCCAATGTGCTGGATTACATCTGGCATGCTAATTCAGCACGGCAATGGTTGCTCAATTTTACCGGCCATTTTTGGCGCTCGTTTAATTGGGTTTGCAAAGATGACGGTTGGCCTGTTCGGGTTATTGACACCCGTCATACTGGGGGAGTAGCTTACATTCCTAAAGAGCTAGGAAATGTTTGGCATTTCGGTTATGCTATTTCTACCGAAACTCTACAATATAAAATGTCCTGTCACGGCCACAAAGACGAATTGCGCCCTAACTGGTTTGAAGATAAATGGCAGGCGTGGCCGCCGGTAGAAGATTGTCACCCAACGAATGGGCGCAAAACGGACGGTACGGGCTGGTGGAATCCAGAACCATTTGACCGGCAGCAATTGCCCGGCGTGTTGCATAGTCATCCGTACTGGAATTTAGAGAGAGTGGAGTAATGTTGCTTGCTTACCTGATAGGATTTATGATAGGTACACTATTATTCCTGGTTGGGTTAGTTGCGTATTTTATTACGAGGAAATAACGAACAAAGTAAAAGGAAATGATATTCCGGGGTGACTTTACAACCAGAGAGAAAAATAGACTCTTGAAAGAATTACCCCAGGATTGGATTGTGACAAAAAATCATCTCGGTTTTTGGGCTAGAAGTCCAGAGTTCAAATGGGATGAAGTCATACAGGGTGACACGGTAGGGATATTACCCAAACGAATTAGGGAGTATTTCGAGTTAGAGAGGCAACAATGAGAGACTTTGAAAAACGATTCAAGGAAAGAGAAACTGAGTTTGACCGAGACTTCAAGCGAGCTAAACAATGGGGATTAGTAATGGGAATTTTTAGCCTCGTTATGAGCATGGTCGGAATTGGCTTCTTTGTCTGGGTAGTCATTATGGTGATGGCCTGGTTAGGTATTATCTGATGAAATGGGAATTTGCCAATAAAAGATTGCTGGGAGATTCTGATGTAGCGTTAAATGAAACTTTACGGGATATTGATGATGCCAATTGCGCTACCCTGACAATCTTTGGACGTGAAGGTTGGGAGCTTGTCTCTGTTGACAATGGCATAGCTTATTTTAAGCGGCCCATAGATGATAAAAAGTATTTTCTTGGCGGTGCTTTTACTCTTACAAAAGAGAAGCGTTATATCTATGACACTGTTCAAGACGGTTATGTTATTTATGACAATCATACTAAACTTAGCGGGCATGAGGTAGAAACTTTACTTAATAATGGCTGACATTACCTTTTGTCGCCCCGTTCACAATTATGAAAGTTATGCCGATTTCTGGCAACTTGTTTCCCTGAGTGGATTCCCCATAATCTCAGTTAGTGATTTAGATATTAGCAAGGATGGTATTTACGTTACAGCTCCAATGAACGGCGATTGGCGGGAGCATCTTGATAGTCAAGCAGGTAAACCTCGTTATGCTCACCTTATTTTATGGAACTTAGAAAGACCGGCTGGAAGTACAGGCTATCTTGGGCAGTATATTAAAAGCTCTTGGAATTTACTTAATGGTATTTGGGAGACACAAGGGAAACATAAGGAAGGCGATAGAGCTAATGTTAGGTTTATAGATGAAATTTGGGTCAGTGATGCTAAACTTGCTGATGAAGTTGGGCCAGCAGTGCGCTTTGTGCCATTAGGAAGCGATGAAGGGTTAGGTTCGCCCAGTAATGAGAAACAATATGATTTTTGCCATATGAGCTACTTAGGTGCTATACGCCGGCCTAATATATATAAGCATTTTCGTGATGACCAAATCGGCCCTAATGGTTGGGGTAATGAACGAGATGAGGTATTAAAACGTAGCAGGTTTGCTCTTAATGTGCATCAAGATAATTACAACTTTCAAGAGCCGCTTAGATTTGCCCTGTTTGCTGCCTATGGTTTACCCATTATCTCAGAAGATCTTTTTAATATGTATCCCTGGTCAAATGAAACGATGATAACCACTAACTACTATAATCTAGTTGGCAAGTTGAGAGAGGTGCTAACAAGTGATTATGAACCTTACCGGCAAATGGGACTGAGGGCGAGGGAGAGAATGGCGGGCGAGTTTCAATTTGGTAAGATGGTGAGGCAAGCGATAGAGGAAAGTGTAAACCGATGGCGGTAGAATGGATAGACTGGTGGATAAATAGCGAAGTTGCCATTTTCAGGACAGGTGATGGTCTTGTAACCTCATTGTGGTATTCAACAATTAGCCGTGTTTGGTGGCAAACTGAAAACAAAGGCAGAGTAAAACTTTATGGCGCTTTGCCCGTCTCAAAAGAACTCAACAATATTCAAAATGGTGATACAATAGAAGTTCTGAGAAAAGAATGTGGGCCTCGTGATAGATATGATAAAGACGAAGTAGCAGTAAGGCTAAATAATTGCCAGGTGAAACGCAAATGGATGATAGACTTAAATCCAGACAATCAAGAGATAACAAGATTATATATCTCTTTAACTTGCGATGTTGAATTTCTATTATGAAAATTAGCGCCTTCACCTTCATCCATAATGGCCTAAGTGGTGGCTTTCCGTTCGTGGAAGCTATTGAAGCCGTGCGCCCATACGTTGATGAAATTGTGGCCGTTGACATTGCATCCAATGATGGTACAGAGCGCATCCTGCCCCAGGTATGTAATCAGGTGCTATCCTCAACTTGGGACGGTAGGGATACTACCCCAAGAGCATTTCTAAAACACGTTGAGTGTGCTGGCGATATAATCATCTTCTTTGAAGCAGACGAGGTTTATGATGATCGGTTGCTGGGCGAAATCCTATGGGCTATCGAAAAAGGACACAATAACTTGGCCGTTTGGCGGGTGCAGGTTGAACAAAATTTCCAACGCATTAGAGAGTATCCTCGCCTGGTTCACAGGGTATTCCCTAAAGGCGCAGGAACTTACCATATTCACCCAACGAATTTACCCAATGATCCACGCTATGACATTTACCACTTACCCCCTACGGCGGGTTACTTGTGGGACTGCTGTAATAATTTTCGTGACAATTGGTTGCCACGTAAGCAGCAGCAAGCAGATATTTGGGGGGAGCCACGTCATTTAATGGTAGCCGGGCATTTTACCGAACCCAACGAGATTAGCGAGATAGAAGAAATTGACCGGTTGCAGTCAACCCATTGGCTTAGTTCATATACCCCGTTAGCTATCCCGGCAGTATTGCGACCTCTATTGGGGATGACAAAATACACGGTGGATTTATGACAGCATATTATGGCGGTTGGCTTTATACCGACGAAAACGAAAGACAAGAGTTACTCGACTTGGGTGTATTCGGCCCAATGATATGGACTCCCGACAATGGCCCAATTACAACAGCACTAGGTAAAACTGGCAATATGTCACATTGCTACTGTAGTGAGGAAACTCTACATAAACTAGATGACAAGTATGGTGAGATGTGGCGCACTAAATACCCGCATTATGATGAATATCCATCCAAGTATCCAAGTGACCATTTTTCAATTATTAAAAGAGGCAAGGGCGAACGGTGGGACAAATATCTACCAAACGACGCGGATACTGTTAATGTTTTTAGTGATGAGAAAATTATTTGGTATCTACTTAGAGGTTTAACTTACCTGCTATCAGGGCTGGCTAATTTTATGCGTTGGATGGTGAGGGGATGACAGCTTGCGATTTTGCGACTTTTGCGTATCAAGGTGACGTTCACAGATTACATAAACCGGGTCATCTTGAGATGCAAGTGTCATCCAATCGTTACCCGTTTAATCAGGTTATTGTAGTTTATCAGAATTGCGATCCTGAGCTTTACCCAATTATGTACAATATTGTTTGTCCGATTAGTAGTGTAACTATTGACGATATTGATTATGTCTTAAAGGGACACGGCATTGATATTGATAAAGCTCAGTATCAAAGCCCGACTGATAATCACCATACATGGAAGAAACACGTAGTCAACCATCTGGCAGCAGCTACTTTTACTGATGCTGATTAT